TAAGGAATTCCCAGCGCGGCAGCGATCTGCAGCAGGGTTCGGTACTGGAATGGCTCGTAGGTGCCGCCAGAATCCGGCGTGGCCGGGGTCGAGACATCCTCGCCGGGATCGAGTCGAACGACCTGTCCCGGTTCGACCTCCAGATCCTCCTCGGTCGGTTCCAGTGGCGTTTCCGGGGCGGGCGAGGTGATGAACATCGCGAACATTGCCGCGATCTTTTTGCGCTCCAGTTCAGCATCGTCGTAGAGGTCGAGCGTGAACAGCTTCACGATGGCGGCGGCGAACCGCGACACGCCGCGCAGCTGGCCCGCCTCGACCGGGTCCAGCACATGGATCACGTCGGCGGCAGGGATGCGGACGGTTTCGCCCGCGAGGCCGGGGTCGGTCAGATCGCCCGGATGGCGGCGCAGGAAGTGATAGGCGACACGGCGACCGATGCCGTCGAACTCGATCCCCTGCCGGATCAGCCCCGCGCCGGGCAGGGTGCGGTTCATGTCGAGGGGCAGCATCTCGGCGGGCAGCATCTGCAATTGCAGGGGCACGGTCAGGCCGTCTTCGGCCCGGCGCGGCCGGATGCGGATGAAGACCTCGCCCGACAAGAACACCTCACGCGCCGCGCGGCGCTGCAGCCCGTAGAAATCCGTCAGCCCCTCGGCATCGGCATCGTCGGTCCACGCGAGCCACAGTGCTTGCAGTTCTTCCTTCCTGGCGGCATCGGCGATGGTTGATGACGGTTTGATCCCGTCGCCGACGACATTGCTGGCGAAGCTTTCCACCGCGTTCGCCGCATAGCCATTGTTTCGCACCAACCAGCGCGCCCGGGCGGTGATCGTGTCGCCTGAGGCCGCGATCAGTGTGTTCACATGGGCGCGGCTGGCCCGGAACCCACGCAGGCGACGATGGGCCTGTGCGGCATCAAACCCGCCGATGATCGACCCCAGCCGCTGGCGAAAGGCTTCAAACGCCATGGTTCACAGACCCTTCGTGGCAACCGTGCCCCAGCGGCGTCGTCGGGGCGCACCGATACTGGCGGTGGCGATCCGGGTTTCCAGATCACTGATGGCGTTCGCCAGTTCCGCGTCCGAGCCATAGGTGATGGTCTTGCCGTCATAGCTGACCGAGCGGACGCCCGCGTAGCGGGCCTCTTGCAATGCGGTCAGCAGCGCGTGCATGCGTTCCAGATCCATCTCAATCCCTCATGAAGTTCGGTGTGTAGGCCCGGCGCTTGCGGCGCGGGGTTGTCGGTGTTCCGGCCTTGGGCGGGGCCGGTGTAGTCGGTTCCGATTCCGCACCTTCGACCGCAGCCGGGGCGACAGACGGGCGGGTTTCCACCCCGGCCTGTTCCTCCAACCGCCGCCATGTCGCCTCATCCCAGCGATCGGCCCCGAGGATCCATGCGGCGGCGCGGGCATAAACCCGGCAATCGAGCGCCTCGTTGCGTTCGCGCATTTTCTGCCATTCAGGATGGGCATAGCCGCGCTTGTTGCGCACGGTGACCAGCTGCTCGGCCACCAGCTGCTTGAGCCATTCGGTGTCGATCCACTCGGGCAGATGCACGGTGCCGGGCGCATCCAGCACACCCTGCGCCCTGTCTTCATCCGAGGGCCGTTCCAGCCGCAGGAAGCGATAAGTCTCGGTCTTGAACGTGGCGGTGGCGATCGACCAAAGCCGCGCGCCCCGGCGCAGGCGGCGGCCAGCCACGGTGGCATCGACAAAGGTCGGGCCCGAAACGGGCGTTGCGCGGTTGAAGCCTTCCAGCCCCTTGATGGGCGCGACCTGGTCGAACCCCTGAGCCCGCGCCCATGCATAAACGGCGGCGGACTCGTAGCCGGTATCGATGGCCAGCTTGCCGATCGTCATCACCGCGCCATTGGCGCAGGCCCATGTGCGCCCCAGGAGAGCGGTCAGCTTGTCCCAGCAGGCGGGATCGTCAGGCCCGCCCGCAATGACGATATGATCGACCAGCCAGCTTTCCAAGCCCCGGCCCCAGGCCCAGACGTCAACCTCGATCCGATCCTTCTGCACATCGACGCCAGCGGTCAGGAACAGACCACCAACGGGGATTTGCACGCCGCCATAGGCTTCGCGCCGATCCGCCAGCCGCTGCCAGTCCGGGGCCTCGCCCGACTCGACCCAAGTCTCGCCCAAGAGCGTATTGCGCGCCGCGCGCAGCATCTCTTCCGAACCTTGCGCCGCCAGCCATTCGCGGGCGATCTGTTGCCAGCTTTTCCAACCCAAGGGCGAATAGAGCGCCGAGATGTGGAAGCCGATCGAATGCGGATCGGCGGATACCGCAGTTGGCCGCCATTCGCCCTGTTCCAGCATCTGCGTCTTGTGATGCTCGGCGATGGGCTTCTCGCAGCCCTCGCAGTGATAGGCCGCCGTGTCAGGCCGCCCCTTGTCCCAGCGCAGGCGTTCGAATTGCAGCCACTGCATCACGCCGCAATGCGGGCAGGGCACGAAGTACCGGCGCTGGTCCGATGCCTCGAACTCGCGCTCGATCCGGCTGAGGCCCCGGATCGTCGGGGTAGAGACCATGAACACCTTGCGTCGGTGCGAGAAGGTGGTGGTACGCGCCTCGGCCAGGGTGACCGGATCACCTTCCTCGTCGGCCGAGGCGGGATAGGCATCGACCTCGTCCAGAAAGATGTAGCGCGCGGGCATCGACCGCAGGCCGGTGGCACTGTTGGCGCCGGTCAGCACCAGGATGCCGCCGGGAAACTCCTTCGACAGCATCGAATTGCCTGCGTCGCGCGACCGGGCTGGGTTCACCCGTTCCCGCAGCGCCGGACTTTCCGCGATCAGCGGGTCCAAACGACCGCGCGACGTGCGCTTCGCCAGTTCGAGGGATGGCAATACCGCCAGCATTGGCCCCGGCGCATGATGAATGACGAAGCCGATCCAGTTGTTGCCAGCCTCGGTCGCGCCGACCTGTGCCGCCTTCATGAACGAGATGCGCTGTGCCGGGTGGCGTGGCGACAGCACATCCATGATCTCGCGCAGGTAGGGCGCGCGGGCCGTGCGATATCGCCCTGGTTCGGCTGCACCGCGCGACGATAGCCAACGGTGTTGATCCGCCCATTCCGACACCGTCAGGTCCGGATCGGGCCGCATGCCCTTGCGCCAGGAGCGCAGGATGTCCTCGGCCCCGTCAAATTCAAGGTCGAGATCGGCTGTCAGGTCGTGATCATCTGCTCCTTCATCCAAGCGAGACCCGGAGAACGGCGAGGGCGTCGAGTTGCGCTCTGACATGGGTTTCCAGCACCCTCTGCAGGATCGCGGCCTCGATCATCACCGGTTTGCCGGATTGCTTTTCCACCTCTGCTGCCACTTCTGCCGCCATCAGCGCCGCCACCCTGCTGGGCCAGGTCACCCAGACATCGCGCTCCTGCCGGGCAAGGCGAAACACCAGGGTCTCGGCGCGCGCCCGGTCGACCAACGTGCCCTTCCGCTTCTGGATCGCCAGCTGGCGTTCCTGTGCCTGGTAGACCGTCAATGCGGTGCGGGCCTTCAGATAGGAGGAGCTGTCCGCTGGCCCGGAAAATCCACTGTCGCCACCCGTGCTGCGCCGCTGCTGGTCCGGATCGGTCATCTCAGCCCGGCGCACATCGGACGCTGCGGCGTTGATCGACCCGTCTTTGTAAACCACCAGCCGCCCGGCCTTGCGCGCCTTCTGGATCGCCCCGCGCGACAGGCCGGAATGGGCGGAATACTCCCGCTCGGACATACCTTCCATGGCGATTGACGGATCCTCAAGATATTGGAATTAAACGGAAATGATCGTCTTATTCTGTTGATTACACTCCCGCGTCGAGCGATTCTGGGTCCAAGGAAAACGATGCAACTCACCCCCGGAGATCACGCTATGAACACCAAGGCCAACCCCACCGTCGCCCCGAGCGAAGCCCTGCTGCTGGAGATCGCCACCAGGCATTTTCACAGCATCGAGACGCTGGAGACCCAGAACAGCGACCGGCTCGACTTTCACGACGTGGCGGTCTGGGCGATCCGCGCAGCACTTGAAGACGCCTACGAGGCAG